ATGGCGGCAGTGGCTTCTTCCTTTAAACTCGGCGGCTTGGGGCGTCGGGCGGCGCGGAGGTCAATGACCGTGCCTGGGTAGCCATCGGCTTTGAGCCACTCACAGCACGCCTCCAGCTCTTGGTTGGCTCCCCATTGGGCGGCGCGGGTGGCAAGGTAGATCTGTTCAGGCACTTCTGGCCGTTGGCTGGCGTATTCAGATACCCACTCCTGCACCAGCTCCGGCGGCGGGGTGATCGGATGTTCATTGGTCATGGTGTCTCCGTAGTGCTGTTAGGTGCCGCCTGCTCCAGCTCGGTGGCGATGGCGAGGAACTTGCGGCGGACTTCTTGGCGTATCCAGCGAGGCGCCATGCCGCCTTCCGGTTCTTCAGGTACCACCTGATCCGCAGCCGCATACAAGGCAGCGGCGATTTTCCTTGCCTCGTAAGGAATAAACTCAGGGGAAATCCATCCCCCTTCCATTTGAAAAGCAACCGCATCCAGCACAGCCTGAGCTGCTAGTGAGAATTCAGCCATCACTCCACCTCCTGCTGCGGCACTGGCAGGGTGGGGACAGCAGGCAGTTGCGTGAAGTGGGTGTGATACCCAGGCCAGTCGCTGTCATTTGGCGAGCCGCACCACGGCGGCTCATCTACAGGGAAACGCCACCACAGCACAGGGCCTAGGTCTTCGTGGTAATCCTCGCCGGGTGTCGCTACCTCCACCACCGGCTCAATGGCGGGGCGGCCCGAGCGGGCCAGGGCGTCTGCAGCGGCGCGGAACACCTTGGGGGCGTGCCACTCTGGCTTGTGAATGATGGTGTCTGGGCCTGGGTAGTTGCGGCAGAACCAGGCGGTGAAATTGACCAACGCTTCACCGCTCGCCCCCTGGGGCTCGGGCTGGGACAGGGCGGTGCGGGCGCGGGAGAGGCGATCTTCGGTAATAGCCATCGGCTTAGCGTCAACCGCTCGCATTTCAAGCAACAGCTCAACCGAGTCGGCCAGCTCAGCGCACAGCTCACGGAAGGTGTCAGTCACTGAGTCCCTCCTTTCTATAGCTAGATTTCAATGTTAACCAGACAGCGGATTCCGGCTTGGACACCCCAGAGCGTTCCAGAAAGAAATTCTTACAGTGCTCATGCCCGCGGAAATCAACGCATGAAAAATAGCGAGAGACCAAAAAAACAATACCCTGCCCAATCAGAATGGATAAAATTAACAACGGGATAAATACACGGTTTGGCATGGCCTAGTAGCGCTCCTGTCTTGTATGGTTGTCACTCTCAAGCTCCTGCTGTGGCCCCTGCGGCTCGGGCTGGGCCAGGGCGGCGCAGGCGCGTTGCACCAAGGCGTCGTTGTTAGCCGGCGCTGTCATGTACTTGTCGATGCACCATTCATACGCATCTAGCAAATCAGCGCATAGCCCCTTCCAGTCAGTGCTCATCACTCCACCTCCTGCTGCTGGGGCTGGGGCTGGGGCTGGGGCTGGGGCTTAGCTACGTGCCCTCCAGCTTTAGCAAACGCAAAATGATGAAGCCGTGTCAAGATGTCCATGTTGCCTGGTAGTGCAGGTGACCGGGGGCAGGGGGTTGGCGCCCCGCTGCTCCACCTATTGTACCTTCAATAGAGGCGAATACCGCGAACCGACTTGCCTGCGGTAGCTCGGCCTACCTCGAAGAGACGATGCACGAGATAGCCGAGGCCGTCACAGTTGCTGACGACAGGCCCACAGGCCAGAGCAAACGATCCAACCTCGCTGCTTAGGCAGTAAACATCAGCCCGGTGGCTGCTCCACACTGCGACGACGCTGGTAGCCGTACTTGATGCCACAACTGCGCGAGCAGCACTGTTTAGGGGCGTAGCGGTTGACAGTGAAGGTTGCTCCGCATAGGGCACAGGTTCGCTCAACATCGTCAACGCCTGAACGGCGACGGTGGTCTGATAGACAGGCCCTGCTGCAGAATCGGGAGCGTTTGTTGAGTGCATCAAACTCTTTGCCGCAGGCATCACACTGCCTGATGCCCCCTTTGCGCTCATGGAGCTTGTGGGCGTTTTGACGGTAGTGGAGACGATGCCACTCTCTGCCAGCATCGCTGCGGTGCCACTCAGCAGCGGCCAACTGAGCCTGTTGCTTAAGGCCGTTGTTCCAGCGGGCAATGCGCTCCTCTGCTGTCTCTTGATTGTGGTGAGACAGGTGCTCAGCAGACGTGAGTAGCTCCAGGTTGCTCGGGTGATTGTTTGCTCGATCCCCGTCCCGATGGTGGATATGGCAGCCGTCAGGGATCTCCCCATTGATGGCTTGCCAGACAACGCGATGCAAGCGGCGACCATCGCGCTGAAAGTAGAAGCCGCATAGGTAGTAAGCCTCGCCGCGAAAGAGCTGCTTGGTTGGGGTGATGACTTCCGGCACATCAGCTTCGTTCCAGGCGTGAGCCAAGACGCTTGAATCCATTGCCCCTCCTGGGTGAGCCATTGATGCTCTGGCGTACATTTTACAACGGATCCATCCGAAAGAAGCACTGAAAGCACATCTTTGTCGGTGCCAGTCTTGCGGGCATTCCGGTAGCCGACCCATGCGCCAAATGGCCCCATGATCTGACCCGATGGCGGCAGCGACGCGATAGGCACGACACCAGCAGGTGTTTCGACCAAGGTGTCTGCGGTAAAGCACATATGGTCGTAGCCGTTTTCCTTGTCAGGTTCGCCCTTTTCCGTCCAGCACTGCAGCTCCAAGCATTCAATCAGCTTCTTGCAGGTTGGGCTGATCCATAGCCGGGTGTCACCGTTTCCGTTCTCCAAGGCTGCCTGGACGCTGGCCACACGATCCCTGACGGGTGGATTGGCCGAGGGTGCCATGTTGCTGATGTCGTAGCTCTGCAGGATGGCGATGTCCGAGCGGGAGCTGTTGGTGGAGCGGTTGCGGCCTGATGCGTCGGGGTATCCAAGGATTCTGGAGTCTGGGAACCTACGGCGGATCTCTTTGCCTAGAGCATCGGTGTCGTGTGCAGCGGCCACCTCATCAAAGATGAATAGTTCACGATCACGGCGAACGGCCAGGACTGCGTTGGTATTACCGACGTTGAAGTCAATGCCGACCAGAATGGTCTCATCTGGATGTGGCCTACTGTGATCGTAATATTTTTGGATTTTCGTAGTGGGATCAATGAGTGGCGGAAGTGGTCGGACGTGGTGAGCACGATTGAAGCGGTCGTAGACCGTGCCCGTCGTCAAGTTGACGAATTCCCCATTTAGGTAGCTCTGGATCAGGTTGGCTGGATAGTTGGCAACCAGGCTGGGGATGAAGTCATCCGGTAGATGGGGGTTATCTTCTGTCTTGGCTTGAATCAGGCGGGTGTCTTCCTTGGCATCACGCTGGAACGTTTGGAATGCCCAGCCATAGCCTTCAGGTGTGGTAGCCGCGTAAAACTGACGGATGTTGCCAGCACGCAAGCGGGCTAAGGCCATCCTTGTTGCATTCTCTGCCACACGCATTGGGGCAGTGTCAGCTTCATCAAAGCCGATGGCACAAAGGTTTTGACCACGGATGCGGTTCCAGGTTTCCATGGTCCGCAGCAGGATGGTGTGCTCCCCTTCTGCGAAGGTCAGGACGTATTCAGGAAGTGGGCTAACGCGGAAGGTGAAGGGGATTTGCCATTCCGTTAGCAGGTCGTCCATGGTCCGCTCGAGGATGTCGCGGAGCATGGGGGCAACAGGTTCAAAGAGTGCCGAGGCATAGCCGATGTTCTGTGCTGCCAGGGTGACGGCTTTGGCAACAAGGCCATAGGTTTTGCCAGCACCGAAGCCGCAAACTAGGCCGAGTTTGCGGTGTGTGGTGTCTTGACAGAAGGCCTGCTGATGGGGGAGGAGGTTGGACTGGATGCGGTCTAGGACTTGAGTAGTGGAAGGTGGCCTTGAGCTGGATAGACCAAGGCGAGCAAGGCGGTTTTGAGCGAGGGCCGCACCAATGGGATCAAGCAGCAGCGCCAAGGCCAGCAGCCTGCATTCGCAGGAGGAGATGGTCTTGCTGTTCTGGGGTCAGATCAGACTGTTGGATGATTTGGACGATGGTATTGAGAGTGGTATTGATTTCACGTCTTGTAGCAGCTGCATCAGACCAATTGTCACGCCAACGAGCTGAATGAGTAAGAAGCCATTGAGCGTCTCGGGTATCACCATCAGCAATTTTTGCAGCTAGGCGTTCTTCACCGATAGAAGACGCTTCATGGATTGCTTGAAATAGTTGAAGCTCAAGCCTAGTCGGATCATCACCTTTTGCGCTAGATAACCACTTGCAAAACATCTCTTCAGTTACACCACAAGCTTGCGCAATTGCCTTTTGTGACCAACCAAGGGAAGCAAGTCTGCCAGCCTTTTCAATGAGGGCAGCATTGAGTTTATAGTGACCTCGCTGCTTCTTCATTGGTGGGAAAGATGGATTATGCGATGGGCTGATCAGGGGTGACGATGCGCCCGTGATGTTTGAGTTGTGCCATGACCCTTACCGCTTCATCGTAAGAGGATGCAGGCACAAGGGTGATACGAGTATAGCCGTTATACGAG